AGTAAGTGAAGCGTTCAACGCTGAAAGAGGGTGACCCTGCATAAGAAGATCTGTATGCTTTGTACTGTTAGTGCTAAAGGTATTTGTTGCAGTAGAGATAAAGACGGCAACCTCGCGTAATGCTCCAGCCTCGCGAGACTCTAGACTTAAAGAGCTTAGTGATTCAAGGGCGCGATCCATAACTGTAAGCGCTGAGCGTGGAGTTACACGGCGTTCTTCACGGACACTAGCGTTAGACGCCTGTACGAGAGATAAAACCTTCTCGTGTAGAGTCTTATACTCCTTTACCTTTTTAGAAGGAGCTGCCTTGCGATTTTCACCGCGCTGGATCTTCTTATTTAACGGAGATTCCACTATGCTTTTTCCGATCTACGCTTTTTTGGCAAAAGGTCTGAGTCCTTACTATCGTACAGCTTTGTTGCAAGTGTGTATGCTCGCTCGAACGGCACCTCGCCGTCGCGAACACCGCGTAACCATGCACCGCGAAGTGCTGGAATGATGTCATAGCTAAGACCGGAGTACTCTGCCATAGAGTAGATAGCATGTTCAGGTGAGCCATACTCCTGCGCACTCTTAAGTGCAACCTGCAATAGCTCGTGTTGGATTACCGCTGCTTCGCCGCGAGAGGACTTAGGGTGAGCCTTAGGCAATAGATCATTGTCCTGCTTGTAATTAGGGTTGGCAGGAGAGCCAGACTTTAGAAGCTTAAGGAACGCGTTAACGCGAGCCATTGCCCACTGGTCACGAGTCTTACCTGGTCGATGACTAGACGAGAACGCACCTGAACCTCTACGGTAGACTGCCTTTAGCATTGGAAGAGTTGCTTTACGTCCAGCCTTTGCACTTTTATTGTGCTCCGCTACCTTGTTAGAAAGTGCTTGTTCTGTCTTCGCAGAGAAAACAATCTTCTTAGATCCAGCTGCAGATCCTGGCTTATTTTTCTTTGAGCCGTAGATGCGATCTTTCTTTGGAGCTTTGCGTGAGCTTGCCGCGGTAATAGGTCCGCCTGTTGCCCAGGCGTTGCACGTGCGAGACGCGGCGCACTTGAAATCTAATGCTTCGCAATATCCAAGCTCTGCTTGGTCAATTGCTGCGTCAGCATCAATTGCGCTAGAGTCGCCTTGCTCTAATCCTGTTGAGATGCAGTCAAGCATCTTTGGAGTACGAATAAAGAATACACAATTTCCGCAGACTGCTGTCTTTGCTTCATCGGCAGTTGTTTTCCACTTGTCAGCTTTTTCTTGCCAAAATTCTTCATTAGGCTCGTCTGGATTTAACGGGCCGTAACCAACGTTGTCAATCGCGTTTTGACGATTCTTTAAGTTAAGTTCAATATCCTGTGTAGCCTCTGGACACTCGTCTGTCTCTTCATCAACTGCAAATTCTGAGTCGTTCGACGCATCGACAGGTACGCAGTTGGGCACCATCTTTCCGCTCTTGCCCTTTTTCATTCCTACTTGCTTATATCCGTCCCAGCAAGGGCTCTTGTTTGCAAGCGTGGAAGTATCAACGGAGTCTAAAAGATCAATTGAAGCTGTAATCTGATCGTCTTCAACCTTAACTACTCCGTCAGGTATAACTGCAAAACGGCACTTGCCATCGTCTTCAATTGGTTGCTTAATAATCTTGCAAACGCCAGGACCTTCATAGAGCACACAGTTGATGCACTTAACACCAATTTCTTTATACTCATTTTCAGCCGCAGGAGTGTACCCTGCCCAGATGCCTGTCTCGTCTTCATTAAACTTTCCGTGCTTCTCTGCGATCTCTAACAGAGCTGCAGCAAGGTCTTGCTCTTCAGCAACGATAATTCCTGCCGCGGCAATAGCTTCGGCTTGCTCCTCTTGCAAAGAGAAAAGCATGTCAAACTCTTGAGAATCAAATTGTCCGTACTCTTCTGCAGATATGCACTGGGTGCACGCACAATCTGAGTCGCATAGGCAGTAACCTTTGTCTGATCCAGGGCATACACAACCGGCTTCTCCGCATAGCGGGCAACCGTCACGGTCATCCATAATCTGTTCAACGATAGGAGCATCTTCGTAAGGTGAGTCTGCTTCCTTATCTTCTATAACTACGCCATGCGCCTCGATATACATAACGACAGCGTCACCTAAGGCGTTGGCAATAGCATTAACAAGATCTGTCTTGTCAATCTTTGGTTGTTCCATTTTAGCTAGATGCCTTCCTGTAAAGCTGGTGGTAATTCTTCAGTGGCAGGCTCGGCAGGAGGGTTAGCCTGTGAAAGTAATTGGTCAATCTCTGGTGGAACTGGAGCAACGGAGTCTGCCTGTTGAGCTTGGCGAACACTCTCCATAACCTCAGGTGCGATAGCGCCAAGCATTGCCTGCGTAAGCTCTGGAGATATAGATCCCTTTTCAACAAGTAAACGAATTGCGATTTCCTTAGCGTCAGGAGCATCAGCCGCGGAGAAACCGTGGGCGCGACGCCATGTATCGTAGGAAACAGCCATGTTTGCAAAGCCGTCGTCAGCATCCTTAGCACGGTCATTACGTGTTGCAACCTGTGAAGGGTCATACCAAACAACGATGCGCTTAGCATCCTCTGCGGAGTAACCTGAAGCGATGAGCGCTGGTCGTAGGTAGACAACAGTTAACGCGTCAGCAATCAAAAGCATCAATGGTTCAATGTGCGCCTTATATAAGGCTTCGTCAATTTGAAGCGCGTTAGAGTACTTAACGTTTGCTAGGCCGGTAACAATATCCTTAGGAACGTCAAGTCCCTGGAGGATACGCTCGAGGACTCGATCTGACCGCTCTGCAAGTGCAGGGTCAAACGAACGTTCAAACTTAAACTGCTTAATTTTGTCGCCAAGCTCTGCTGGTCCACGAATAATAAGTGGTACAACAGCGCTGGCTGAATCTTCGTCACGAATCGGAGTTGTCATCGCATCCATGAGTTGATCTTCAAACTCGTCTGCTGCCTCCTCGGCAGTCATACCTGGATTAAGATTGTTCTCGTCATCATATGGATAGTCTGGGTCTGGAGACGCGGCAACAGATAGACCGTCTGGTAAGTATAAGGCTCCTGCGTTTAAGCGCGAGCGCGCAGTTGCGCGGAACGTGCGGTTGAGCAAAAGTAGCTCTGCGCAAAGATCTAGTAGACCGCGGATACTTGAGTCTGCTTCTTCAGAGTAGCGTGGGTGCGCTCTCCAGATGCGACCAACGAACGCGGAGTTAGGAAGCTTAAGCTCTCCTACGTTTCCGGAGTTGTTTCCGCGCGCCATATCACGGCGGGGCACGATTAAATAGTTATTGCGTGCGTCAACCTGTAGCTCGTCTGTAGAGCGAATATCCCAAGACTCTGGTATTCCGCTTCCCACTCGCGCTGGAGATTGGATAAGGTAGCACTCTCCCGTAACGGATAGGTTCAATGCCGCGTCCTTTAATAGACCAGCTTGCCCGCCGTACGCGGAGTCTAGGCGTCCTAGAACACGCTCTGCTGCAGACGCAAGTCGTTCGTCGATGACGTCGGAGTTGCGAACAGGGACAGGGCTTTCAGCAGGGTTGTCAACAACCGCTGCGTAAAGACGAATACGTGAAACAACAGATGCAACTAAATTAAAGGCGTACTTGATTTCACCGATGGCGTCGTAGTACTCCCACGCTTCACTCTGCCAGTCACTTGACTTGCCGTGACGGCGTTGCTTAAAGCGCTCAACCTCGCCCTTATCGTTAATTGGAATCTGAACCGCCGCGGCTGTGAGAGCGCGAGGGGCAGAGTAAGGAGCCGACTGGGCGTAGTTAGGGTTAGAGGTAATGTTGATAGAGCTTGGCGGAACGACACGAGAAGATTTAGGTTGCGCGCGGCGTTGAGCGCGAGATGGCTTTTCATTCTTGCTACTAAAGACTGCCACTACTTATTACTCCTCGTCATTGCCGTAACGGAACGCCAGATCATTCTTGATCTATACGCGCGGTTATTAGTCCAACTAAACCGGACAGGGCAAATATACACCCTACTAAGAAAGTGATACTTGGAAAAGCGGCGTAAAAAACCACAACCGGGAGCGCAACCCATAACGAGACGCACCAGTGACATGTAAAGAAGAAGCCCAGGTAGCTATCCTCGGGAGACTTCTTAGACCAGATGAGTTCTCTAACCGGAGAGAATATCTCGTCATAAACAAGTGCTCGGGTGACGCGGAAGACAAAGAATACTAGGACAATGAAGTGTAGTGCTGAGATGTTACTGAGGGCTGCTATACTTGTTGGCAAGTTGCTTATTGTTGTCATGTTATCTCTTCTTTCATTATTTGGTAAGGGCTCCAGGAGCGGAGCCGTGAACCGCAGTCGCAACCGCGGACGTACTTAAAGGCGATAACCTTTCCGGACTTGGTGATAAGCTGAGAATCTTGTCTTTTGTTTCCAGACCAGTTGAGCGTACGTATAACTTCCCTAAAGACCAGGCGCGGTCCGTCAGGATGATCCGCGGCAACAAGAACTATCTGGGTGGGAGGGGTAATGGAATCTTCCATAACTACAAGGCGTACTCGTGTGAAACTACGAGCGCCAGTTGGATTAGTAAGAGAAGAAGAAGAAGTAGAAGCTAAGGTAAAATCCTGAAATACATCAGGGGATGCAACTAGGATGGAAGCAGGGAAGATGTCATGACGGATCTTCATTGGGTTGCCTTATCCACGCGGCGTTTCATCGCGCGGTAGGTTACGCCGGACGCACGGGCAAGCTCTGACACGGTAACACCTTTATTGTAGAGAAGTCCTGCGATACTTGTAAGCTCGACATTCGCGGTGAAAGAAGAGGACGAAGGAGCGGTGCGGGCGCGATAGCGTCGCGCTAGCGGTGACAGTCTCGCGATACGCAACTGCTCGTCTAACGGTATCCCAGGTGAGGGCACACGCTTGCGTCGTGACTTTACTTTTTTAACGGGAGGCTTCGGGATAGGGAAACCTGCGGTGATAACTTCGCGCTCGGGCAATTCCTTAACAACCCACGAACGAATGGTGCTACGCCGCTTCTCGGGGATGAATCCATTAGCGATGGATTGTAACGACCAGCCTGCTTCGTTTAACTCCTGAACACGACGCCAGAGTTGCTCCTTGTGCAGTGTGGCGAGAAGTTCTTTCTCTGCCTGCGGAAGTTCTTGCGCCTTAGCCATGTGAATACAGTATCATCTTTCTGCGAAGACGTGTACACTTTTGCGGTCATAAGATGATGTACAAAACTAGCAGAAGCAGTACCTTTTGGTTAAATGGCTTGGACGTGAGAAATGGATATGCCATGAGTTTGGTGCTTCCAAAAACGTCTCCAACCGTTAAGCGCACTTACGAGTATTTGTTATGAAAAATAAAAAGTAAAAGTAATAGTAGCAATAATTATTATAAAAATAATAGTTCTTTGTCAGGTAGATAAAATGTTATGTAGTGTAGTAGTTGTAGTGACTATAGATCTTAGATGAGCTATACATATAGTAGATATAAAAAATAAACCCTGTGCAAGTAAATGCACAGGGCTTATTAGTTTAGTTAAAGATTAAACTATTGGAACTACATTCATGTCACCTTTAAAGATAGCAATGAACGTTGCTTCATCAATCATGCCATTAGGCTCAAAGCCTTTATCCTTTTGAAACTTCTCAATGGCTGTCTTAGTCTCATCGCCTAGCCAACCATCCTTGTCTGTCATAGCCTCGTTGTAGCCAAGCTCCGCGAGACGACGTTGTAGATGATGGACAGTTAAAGACTTGCGTGCTGCTGTATTCTTATACACACAGTTAGCTAAGTAAACCTCATCGGCGTCAGCGCCACTTACCGCAGCCTTAGGAGCTGAAGGAACTGAAGGAACTGGTGCTTCGATTACCGCAGGGGCTTCAACTACAAGAGCCTTGACAACAATGTCTTCGACTACAGGCGCTTCTATCTCTGCTTCAATAATGATCTCTTCTACAGGTTGTGCCTCTTCAGGCTGCACCGCAAATGAATCATCTTCGTGTTGGTCAATGTTAGTAATATCTTCGCTCATAGGTACACTATAATCCTTAGATAAAACTACGACTTTGACGATGGGAACTTAGGGAGCCACCTTGTAAGGGAAGGCTCCGCAGGATCACCGTCATAGGCATTAGGACCTAAGCCCCATGAACCCCAGTCAGTTCCTTGGGCTGTCATGTAGTAGGCTGCCTTAGCATTAGCAACTGGGTCAAGCAACGCCGCATCATTATCAATGCCAAACTTTGCACGACGATCAGAGCCTAATGAGCCAATCATGTTTATTTGGAATAGCCCGTATGAGTTATCTCCAGTACTGGCTGTCTTATTGTGGGACGTAGGGTGCCCACGAGATTCTTTCATAACAGTAGCCCAGGCAAGTTTAAGTGCCTTACCTTCGAAGCCTACCGCTTGCAATAGTTCAACTAACTCTGCGTCAGTTAATACCTTTGCGTTCTTGTACTTAACCAGTGGGTCGGTAGTGATTACCGCAACAACTGGTTTTGCTTTTACCGCTACAGTGTCATCAGCTGTGCTGGACGACGCCATAACGATTGAGAATGTGCCGATTGTTAGTGCCAATACATAGGCCGCTGTCGACATTGCTAGTCCACGTAATGTGAGGTTTTGCAACGCTAGTTCGCCTCCTTAGGTCGGGGATGGGACAACCCATTGAAGTTCCAATGAGCTTCTTGCTACCGCTATGCTTCTCAAGCTTACGCTTGTCCTCTACCGCTTGCACAGGGGCGGAGATAAGAAGGGATAACATTGTTAGTCCTTTCGTCTCTCCGTAGTAGGCTGTTTGCCTGGTGTTAACTATACCATAAACAGTAGCCTAAAGGCTATTTTTTGTTTTGTTTCTTGGCATCTCTTTTAGCTTCAGCTCGTTCAAGTGCAGCCTTTGCCTTTTGCTCTAGTACTTCAAGTACGTTAAGGAACGTAGACTCAAAGAGCTCCTGCCGCTGTACTCTACGATAACCAAGTGGGGCGATGTCTCTTCCCCAGTCATCATCTTCCTCGTCATTGATGTAGACGTTTACAGCGTTAGAACCACAGCCGCAATTGCTGCACCCACAGGTAGACCTATCAGAAGCTCCCTCGTTTGAAGGAGCCTCTGATGGAAGGTCTGCTACACTGTCTGTGCTAGACACGCTGATGCAATAGCGCCAAGCCCTAAGGCTAACACTAAGCTTCCATTATCTGTATATAGCGAGGTAACGATGGCTAAAGCCGCTAGCACCGCTGATGCTACCGCAGGCCAGATTAAGTTACTCACGAGTACGCGTAGGTTGGCTAACATTACTTAGCCTTACGAGTCTTTCCCTTTAGGCGATCTGATGTATTACGAATATCAGCACCAGCCTCAGCGATAAGCTTGCGAGCCTTGCCGTATGTAACACCAAGTTCTGATGCTACTTCTACTACTGACTTACCAGCTGTATACAGCTCTGCTGCCTTTGTTGGGGTTGCAGTCTCTGTTGACATTGTCGTTCCTCTCTTCATTCTCTGTAGTCGTGCTGTAGTACTTCAGCCTATGAACGCACGATTAGCTCGTAGGCTTATTTGAGTAGTTTTTGGTACTGCTCAAGATTTAGGTTTGTTTTGTTTTTTAGGAGCTTCTTTCCCATGAGTGTTACATAACAGCTTCCCACCCCATGCACCACGAGGTTTGATATTGCTATCACAGGCACTGCCGTATCCTGCAGCTTCGCATAACACCTTGCTCCCATGCTTGAAGTTAGATATCATTGAGACAAGAGCTCGCTTGATTACAGTGTTGTTTACCACGAATCCATTTTCCTGGTGACAAGACCAGCATAGGTATTCGTTGCGACGATGCGATGGATCTCTAACGGCATTGCTAGAGCCACAGTTATCACACGCGGTAACGTGTTTAACATTACGCACGAGGTCCCTGTAGTCATACGCACATACGAGTTGTTCTTCGTGTTCATAGACAAGTACGTCTGTTTCATTGCACAAAGGACAGGTACCGTATACATACACTTGTTCTCTTTGAACAGTTCCCTTTGTCATTGATCCTCCGTATTTGTCGTTGGTAGAACTATAATCCTGTTTGATTATCTTGTACAACGGATTAGTCGCGTGGGCGAACCACACCTAAGATTGCTTGATGGGCAGATGCCTTATTGAACTCACGTTCAGCTCTATCGTCATACACCGATGCGATTAAGAGTGAAGGAAGAACCATAGCGATAGAACCGCAAATGGCAGTGGCAAATGTAAGAACCTGCATATTCTCAAAGAACATGATGAACATTGCGAGTGTCCAGAATCCTGCTATTACCTTAAGCGCGAATGAGACTCGACGATAGCGGAATCCACGTTCACGATATTTCTTTTGTTCTAGTGTCATTTTTCGTCCTTTTGTAGTGGGGAAGTACTAATATAATTATATCAGGAAGATAGGATTAAGCACCAAAGATAAAGCATAGTGTGATTGCGATTCCTACACCGATGAATGCTCCGATAGGTGCACCAAAGTCTGCGTTGTCGTCGATCCAATCGATTACCGCTGTGAATGGGTTTGTCATTTTAGTACCTTTCGTCGTTGTTAAGATAATTATATCAGGAAGATCAGGATAATGTACCCTATCTCACTTTAAATGTTGAACCACCTCTAAATGGGGGCAGTTTACGTTGCCCTGGTGACTTGGCGGTAATCCTTCCACCCATGAACCCTGCTGGTGGCTTAATGAGCAGGGCTGTGAGGGCATGAACTAATGCGTCCACCCTATCCGGTGACTTTCCTTCTCCCGGGATCCAGGAAGCCATCTGAGCCTCTAGATCACCCATGTATCCGACGTGGTGCACGCGACCTTGCTCATAGGCAAGGGTGATAGGCTCAGCCCGCAATGCTTTGCCATATTTAGAGTGAACCTCGAGGACCTTTACCGTTGGGTCAATCGTGTTAATGGCATTTCTTACCAAGGCGCCACCTTGATTGACCTCAGCGACCACTGGGCAACCCCATTTACGCGCCATGGCGACAACCTTTTGGGCCCAGACGGTAGGCGAGCCTAGAATGGAAGCGTCCTCAAGTATCCAGCTCTGACGTTTGTAAAGATCTCTGTCTCCAGTAGAAGCTACAACGATAATCCCGCATTCATCTCGTGGGTTTTCAGCTACCGATGGGTCAACCCCAATTACACGAAGAGGCACACCTTGAGGCATAACCATTTCACGGCCTTTGTCGATGAGCTCCAGCGTCCATAGAGCTCCTTCAACATCTGAGAGCATCTCACCGTATAGCTCCTGTGCAGCTAGACGTGTTCCTTGGTAAACTCCAAGAATCGCATCGAGGTAAGCTTGAGAAAGGTTTCCGGAGTTATCCAGCGTAGATCCACGGGTGATAGCTACGCGCCCAGTAGTCTCGGCTTCCTTAAGAAGTGAGTACAGAAGTGGCACACGCTTCGGCGTGGTGGTAATCATCATCTTAGGATTTTGCCCAAGACGTACACCTACGCGTAAGTTGTCAAAGGCTGTCATGCCAGCTGCGTCAGGCGTTTGTCGCCAAGCGGCAACCTCGTCTCCCCATGCGTGCGTGAACTGAGGTCCACGGAGGGAGTCTGGTTCATCAGCTGTGAAGCATGTAGCAGTATTACCGTTAGGCCAAGTTAGTCTTCGCTTCGACGGCTCATACAAAGGGCGTTCGCTTGGCGCTGAAACATTTATGATTCCTGACTCGCCTTCAACGATAACATCACGTACGTCAGCAGCTGTACGAGCTACCAGCGCGAAACGGCGTTGGCCAGTGTCGGTATGCTTAGCTTCTTCTCTTACCCACTCAGCTGCTGCTCTAGTCTTACCAGCACCGCGTCCTGCTAGGTACATCCATATCGACCAGTCGCCTTGTGGTGCTTGTTGCTCTGGCCGAGACCAGACAGTCCAATCCCACATGAGGTTATCCATATCGAATCCCGCAAGGATCTCGTTACGCTCTTCCTCTGGCAGCATCGCTAGATGTTCCATTATACTTTTACCCATGTGTACTATAGTACATTAAAAAAGAAAAAGCTAGACGGTTTTAGCCGCCTAGCTTCTTCTTTACCTGAGAAAGGATGTCATCACCTAGTGGATTGGAGTACACTAGGGAGACCCTCGATGTGGGGTAATGACTTAACCCAGTCGAGTAAGGTAATTATATCAGGAAATGTCTCGGTAAATCTGCGAAACAACTTTTGCCCAAATTACGGGAGTATGCTCAAGTGGTTGATAACCACCAGCTCCTCCAATAAGAACTCTACCTTGTGAATGCTTATTAGCTATACGAGCTACAGCCTTAGCCGCATACTCATATCCTGGGTAATCAAACTGTAGCGTTGACAGAGGATCTGTCTTATGCGCATCAGCTCCCGTAGCTAGGAGAATAACGTCTGGCTTGATCTCATCTGCTAGTGCTTCGATCTCATCCATTGCCTTCTTGAAAGCTTCATCACCGCTGTTCGCCGGTAGCGCCCAGTTGTAGACTCCTTCGTCTGGCGAATGCCCGCTTCGCCCAGTACCTGGAAAAATCGTGCCATCGTGAATACTTGCAGTAACAATGTCGTAGTGGTCTCGTAAAAGATTCTCTACACCATCGCCATGGTGCGCATCCCAGTCGATGTACATAGGCCGCAACCCTTTGAGGTCAAATTGACGAGCAGCCCAAGCCATATCGTTGAACACGCAGAACCCAGAGCTATGCTCGTACTGTGCGTGGTGCTTAGCTCCCTGAGGATTAAACGCAACCTTTGCTTCACCAGCCAAGATCTTCTCAACAAGGCGAACTGTGCCCGCAAACATCTCTAAGGCAACCTGACCTTTTTCAAGACTGTTTGGACGCCACTCTCCGCAATGCCCATCATCCAGCACCTTAGAAACATAATGTAAATCGTGTACGAGCTGTACTCGATCTCGATCTACCTCTGTCGCATTAGGCGTGACAAGCTCGATATCAAATTCTTCTGAAAGAAGATCTGTCGCAAGCTTAGCTCGCATAGGATTAGTCGGGTGACTGTCTCCTTCAGAGCCAAGCTTCCACTTCAAATAGACATCATCATAAGCTACATGTAGTTTACTCGGCATCCGGTGCTCCTAGCTGGAGCAGGTGCTTTTCAAAGTCCGCATTGCAAAGAACATAGTTTGTTCGCTTGCTACGCATTAGAGAAATTGCATCTGCAGCTTCATAGCCTTCCCGCATAAGAACGAGAGCTGTAGTCAGACCAGAACGGTTAAGCCCAGCTTGACAACGAATTAAAGTTTTGTTACCAGATTTCCAAGCTGTGTGCGCGTATTCAACTACACGCGAAAGCTTTTCCCAGTCGATGTGCTCGATGTTTGAATCATAAAAACCAAAACGTAGCTCATCAACTAACCAGTCGGCTGGCTTTGCCCAAGCGTAAAGTGTAACTACCGTATCGAAATCGTCCTTCGTGATTTCACGGCTCAAGCGTGTATTGGCAGATGTTTCGATTGTGTCGTTATCATCAGTGCCACCGACCCAGAGACCAGGCAGGATTTCACTCCATAGAGGGAAGTCCCAGCTGTCTAGCTCGTGTTTCGGGGCGTACCCTTCTTCGATAATACTTGCCATTTGTTCGTCTCCTTTGTCATTTGTCATTATGTATACTATTATATCAGGATAAGTTACCTTCCAGTAACTTACTCTTCTTGCACGAAGGTGTGGATCTCTCCACCGGAGTAGATGTCATGCTGTATAGCTATTTCAATAGCTCGACGCAAGATCTTCTCCGCGGCTTCGGGAGTCTTAGCTTTTCGATAGCTTAAAGCTTCTAAAGCTCCTAGAGCTATGTCGCCTCCGCTTCCGGAGTAATAAACGTTCCTAGCTTCTCTGTCCCAAGAGTAGTCACCAAAAATTGGATAGATAACTCCCTGGACTGAAACAATTAAGTTCGAGTCATGCTCCGCAGCTGCTCCGTCGTCCTTACCTTCGTAACCAGCATCTTGAAATGCTTTTCTAAGCGAAGGTATGAACTTCTTAGTCATAAATATGTCTAAGTCTTCAGTTCGAGTAGGCTTAGGCGCCTTCCAACCAAATTGAGCAATGTTGCCACCGCGCGATGCACCGGAGACAGCAATTAGCGCTCCATTGTTCTGCACAATTTTATGCGTAGCAAGATCCATGTATCGACCACCTTCATCAGATGCTCGTGAATCGCAACCGAGAACGGACCAGCCATCACCTTGTATTGCCGCGAGTGTAGTCACTAGTTCCCTCTCCAGAAGACGGCTAAACGCCTGGGTAAACTATAACCCAGGCGTTTAACCTTTGTCTTTAGACTAGGTCGATTATCGCAACAGGCA